GTCTTTCTTCTTTATACCTGTTGTTATTGTATTAAAGCAATGCTTACAAATTTTAGTAATTCTTGTATTTCCATTGCTCATAGTTGCTAAGTAAGGCTCGAAGTCATGTTTACAAATATTAATTACATTGGTTCTTCCACAGGAAAAACAATAGCAACCTTTAAATAAGTGTTTTTCTATAATGTGTAAGTCATCACTATTACAATTTGTGCAATTCATAATATTAAAAAACCCCAGCGATGCCAGTCACTGGGGTCGGTTGAACTTAATCAACCCAATGCGTTAAATACTGGCATATTTAACACATCGGCTATAATTTTCACAAAGATAACACTTTGTCAAATATTACAAAAAACTCTTCAGGACTTCCGCAAAACTCATAAATCCCCCCAGCTTTCCGCTCACGTTCCTGCTCCTTTAGCTGGTGTTCGGAAGGCTTGTCACGACCAATTTTCACCTCTATCATGGCACTTCTCCCTAATACTGTCATAGAAATATCAGCCGTCCCTCGCCTTGTTGTGCCCTTGATCCACTTGTCCCCAATCTTGCGGCCTGTGGTACTTATCCTTGTGGCGCGGTATCCTGACCAATTGACGTAATTTATAATAAAGTTAGTTAGTCCGTTCGCCTTTGCCACTTGTGGCATCTTTGGAGGCGTATAATGGCCGTTTCTATAAGCATTGGGATATTCAGTCGCAAACCACTTCTCATGCGCTTGTTGGTATCTCTGCTTGCTTTCGTTGTATGTCATTTCGGTAAAGTTTCCAATCTTGTAATATTATCCCAATTCGAGCCTCATGCTTCCCCACCAACCGTCCTATCTGCTTATAGCTCCAATCGTTTTCCATCCATAGTAAGGTAATGAGGTGCTCAAGGCTTCCGTTGAAATGCTGGTCAATAAATAGCCGAGCGCGGAGGTAGATGTGATGTTGAGCGGTGAGGGTCATTACATAAATTTATCAAAAGGAAATATTTTTGCTTCATCATCAAAGTCGTGATTAAAATCTTAAATCAAGTCTTTGTCTTTTAGATGGAGTTGAAAGTCTATCAATAGTTCAAATTCTTTTTGTTTTTTTTAAAATCCAATGTTTACCGAATCCATTTAAGTACATATCTACTATATCATCGTTGTCTGTTTCCAACATCATTGGACTATCTTGAGCGACTTTATTCATCCAATTTAAAAAATCTATTAAATCTTGTTTTTCAAGTTTTTGAGCTTCATCAATAATGTGAGAAGGGTTTTCTTTATAGTTGTTTTTTAACTGACCTATTACATATTCTAATGCTTTCATTTTTTAAGTTTTTTAGTTCTGTTCTCCAATTTTTTAAATACTCCGACCAACAAATTCGACACATATAACTTTTGCCATCAGGCTTGCGAATGTTTTTGTGAAACCAAAATAGCTCCTTTTCTTCGCGGCATACTTTGCAGATTTTCATTGTTATGCGTATGACAGTTTGGACAAATGGGGAGGCTTTTCTTACCTCCCCTTATTGTTTGCGTGAATAGTTTGCGACAGTTACGGCACTTGATCCACTTGGCGGTGATTTGCTTCATGCTAAAATGGGAGATCATTCGTGTACTCCTGTGCCACCGTACTCCCACTCACAAATACCTGCTCTTGCTTTTTCTCCGGTGCCTTCAAGTTACCTATATACACCTTCGGAGCTTTAGCATCTCGCTGCTCTTTTGTTTGATTAATTTGGATACTTCCGCTGTTTCCGTATTGATCAGGTGCTTCGTTAAGCCAAACGGTAATGTTTAGCCACTTGTTGCCGTTCTTGTCAGTAGTGATGGCTTCCTTTGGAATCTTGCTGAGGTTGATACCTCCGTTGAGAAATTTGTTCATTGTTTTAGTTTAAAAGATCAATAATATCATCAAGTGATGAGTTAACGTAAAACGTAGTCTTTTCAAGGTCATTCATTACGATGGCAGAGTTGCCTTGTTCGGTAACAACAGTAGCCCGAATGTAAAGAATGCCACTGATTGAAATTAGCACCCTGCCGACCCTTATTGCGTTTATGCTTATCATTTCAAAGTAACGGTTACGGTGGTGGTGGATGTTTTGGAAGGTGGGTATATGTGGGAAATCACTCCATCTTCTGAAACTACTTCAATCCCCTCAACAGGTATCATCTTGATGAACTCCTGGCGTTTCTTGATTTTTTCATCCAGCTCCGAGCGTTGTGTCATAAGTTCCAACAGCTCCAAATCTCCGCACTGCTCAAAGTTATATTTCACGCCTGCCTCTCGGATAGCAAGCTTGGCGTTCACCTTGTCGAAGGTCTTGCCGTACTTTTCGGCTTCGGTAATGCAAGCCGCTTTGAAGTCCTTATTGCCCGTTATTTTGTCGATTATCTCTTCCATGCACTTTAACGTTATAAGTGCCTTAATCGGGTCTTCATGGCCGTCTAAAATGCGTTCTATGGCATCTGTGACAAAGCGTTGTCTTTCGCCCTTGTCGGTGTAAAAGAGCGACAGGACGCTGGTAGTTGTTAGTTCCATTGTGTTATGTGTGTTTAAGAAAGATGGATAAAATATGAGCTGAATCCGCATCGAGTGAAAAGTAATTGTTTCCGTCCGCATCTTTAATGGTTAGGACTATTTCATCCTTAGTGCGTTCAGCTTCGATATAACAAGCCCCCTCTTTTATCTGGAGCTTGTTATTGGTTACTGTGATTTCCTGGCTCATTCGGTATCGTTTACAACATTATGAAAAGCATTCATTGCATTCTCAATGGCCTTGCGCTGGTCTTCGGTGAGGTTGAAGTTATCGAGGCATTTCTGCCCTACTTCCATTTCACCCTCTGTGATGCGTTTAATAGCTTGCAAGAGCTGTTTGTCGGTAATATCAGGCTTGATGTCGACCATCTCCTCAGGAACATATACAGGCTGCTCATAGATGTCGGGAGTGTACCATTTCACGCCATTACTCATAGCACGGGCGAAGAGCATATTGCGTGGGAACTTGTCGAGGTTCTTTGTGCCTGCTTTTTTGGCATCGTCGATGGTGAAGGTGCTTACTCCCAAAGATTCCTTGCCTTGGAAGAATTCAATGGAACAAGCCTTGTCGTCGTGTTGCTTCACCTTGTAGTCATACTTGCCGAATGACTTAACCCTTGCTGCCATAAGCCCTGCACCTACCACTGGTTTGCCAGCGATGATGTGAATGCCGTTCATGCTAGCCATTGGACTGATGCCCATTTCCTGACCGGCTAAGATCTTGACGACGGCTTGATGGACGCTTTTAATGTCCTGGAATAGCCCGCTTTTAAAGAAGACTTCACCGATGGATAACGCATCGGCTGCGGTTCTGACGATTTCGTTGTTTTTCATTGTGTGTGATGTTTTTGTAAATGTACTAAATTAACTATTCTGAAAAAAGTTTTTTTATCGCCCTTGTAAGGCTTCCGTGTTGTTGCTTCAAACCTTGCGCCTGATCAGGCTTAAGGTATACATAATAAGATTTTACCTTAGTTGCTGGATCTTTGCGCGGTCTTCCTCTTTTTTTCTTAGTTTTGTTCATTCGAACGTTTTTTATTGTGTGTGTCCCCTTGCTTAGTGCAGGGGGTTTTTGTTTACACACGGTTAAAAATTGCAGCCAAGGCAAGATTCAAACTTGCAACGGAAGCTATCGCCACCGCTTTATCAATTAAGCTACTTGGCCATGTGCTGTCTTTCCAGCTGTCATCCACTTGCAAGCTGTTCCTACTTGCCAATCCTCTTATGGCCGATTTTGCAGTCAGGACAGGATTCGAACCTGCTCTCCCCCGAAGGGGAGTGTTGTACTGCCCCCGAAGCGGCAGTGACCCCCAGTGGCCACCTGACTATTTAATTTTAAATATACTTTTTAATGTCTTCATACTTAATTTCTGTAATAGTATCTTCCATTATTTCCCTATTCATAGAATCTACTACAATTACAGAATAATATCTTCCATTTAATTCATAAACCTGATAGGCTGAATTTTTAATCCATTTACCTTCACCAATAAACTTTGCATCATCTAAATTTATCATAACTTTTATTTTAATTGTTAGTAGTCAGGACAGGATTCGAACCTGTAGTAGTGATTCGCTTACATGTGACTATCACTATTATTCACCAAGGCTAACGGATACCATTCCGCCACCTGACTAATTAACGCCAGCCGTAGAAACGACCGGCCATTGCTTACTATACCTCATCTATACCAATTCGCCTTCATAAATCCACGCCCAGGACAAAGCCCCTTCGGTGGACTTTATAATGTCATCAGCTTCCTTGATGCTGTCCGCTTGAATGATTTTATATTCGGACGCAAAGGTGTACAAGTACTTTTTCATAGTGCTTCAATTTTATTGTATGGAAGGAAGTAATCAGGTACTAATAGTCCTGCAAATGTTGTTTTGATTCGATCATCCAGCTCTTGGTAGGCTTCGGAGTTTATCGCTATCTTCTGAGGCGAGCGGTAGAACTTCAAAATGTAAGCTCCAATAATTTGGTGAAGTTGCTGTTCAATTGTCATACCAATCGCGTTTTATTTCCTCCCATCCTACAAGCATACCGCCTACGAGTAAGATGCAAAGGGGAATTATTAAAGACATAGGCCAAGTATTACCAGCACTGCGGCTGCGATGAGTAATGCAATGTCGCGTTTGGTCGGGTTGTACTCTGGCTCAACCTCGAATTTCCATTGGATGTTTTCGTTCTTTTTCATTGTGTGTTTTTATTTTTATAAATGTACGAAATGTTTTTGAACTGCAAAATTATTTTTCAGGCCCTACAAACATTATATCCTCACCTCTAATGATCATATCTATCAAGGTTTCCACCACTTCTCGCTGCGCTGGGTTCAGTAGTCGTATGCGGTCGCTGATGGCATCAACGGTCATAACATCACTTTGCAGCTCGTCACGGATGGCATTGCGCACATCATCAGGGAAGTGGATAGAGGCTTGAAAGTCGTTTAGGATGTAGTCCAACCTATTAATATAATTTCGCAGGATGGGCTTGCTTAACGCCCGATTGAAATCAAGCCCAAACTCCTTTGCTATTTTTATGTGGTGCAGGAATGCGACGAGTGAGGTGGCTTTCATGTTTAGAATTTATAGTAAGGGTCATGCTCAAAATACAGCGATGCTTCGCGCTTGTCATGGATGGCCTTGTTGGTGCAAGTGATGCAAATCTCACGCTTGTTGTCGCTTTTGCCGTAATAACTGGCAAGGCTTTTATTCACCTTGCATACCGTGCAAACTTTCTTCGCTCCGTTGTACTTGCGCTCGTTACGTTCTTGGGAAATGCAGTCGTAACAAACGCTGGCGTAGTTATCTTTGTTTTGCGGTGCTATCTGGAAGCGTTCGTAATCTTTTAGTTTTTTACATCGTAGGCAGGTTTTCATTTCAATCGTTTTATTTCGTTATCTACTATAATTGCCAGCACCAGCACGCCTACAAAGGCTACAAGTGCCATGATAAAACTAACTGTTATCATTGATTCGTTGTTTTAGGCGTTCGATTTTAGCTTTTTTTATTTTCTCGATTCCGTTGTTGACATCAAACAAATATGCCATTTGTTCCAACATGATGATGCAGTCGGCTATTTCTTCCCTGATAGCTTCCTGGTTCTCGGCTCCCAAGAGGTTCTTGCTCAGTTCCTTTTGTAGTTCTGACATTTCCTCGATGGCCTTGACCATTTGCTTATCCGCTCCGAAGTGCTCGGTAGCCTTAGCCGTGTATTCATCGCCTATTATGGAACGTTGCAAATACATACATGCATCAAGCAGTTCCTCGTACAAATGTTTTTGCCAATCTAAAGGTGAAAGATCAGTTCTATCTACGGTAGTGCCATACTTATTTAATCCTCGTTGCTCACGATGTGAAAGGTCACGAATGACGGCTTCAAGTGTTTTACTCATTATCCAGTTGTTTTATTATTTGATGAAGTTCAAAATGTTTGTCGCGGATACGCTCCAATATTTCAGCGTAATCTTCAGCATCGCATTGCCTACGAGCTTGTTGAAACTTGTGAACGTACAAGTCCTCGTCATGGCGTAGCTCTGTGTATTTGGACTCAAGCATTGTTAGCAAGTCCTCGCGGAAATAGTCTGGTACATTAATTTGCATGGCGAAAGTTTTTTCCTGTGTGGGTAGTGTTTTTAGCGTTGTCGATAGCTTCGGCAGCTGTGCGAGCCTTGATGTAGATGGTGTTTGTACCACCAATTTTGCGGTCGTACACGATGGCGTAAATCTGAGTGGGCTGTGGTTGCTTTTTCATTGTGTGTAGTTTTATTTTGATTAGTTAAATTTAGAACCAAGGCAAGCGCGCTGATAGGCAGCTTGTGTGCCATGGCCGAACCAGTCGAAGGTATGGTTTGGGTCATTGCTGATAGCCTCAACTTTAGCGCGTTGCTCCCATTTTGCGTCGTTGTTTTTTGCTGCATTTTTGCGGTCACGAAGAACAGCTTTTTCGGCAATGTCGCGGAGTTGTTCTACTGTGCAGGGGGACTTTTTGCTGATAGCAAATTCGATTTGCTTTTCGATGCGTGCGATTTCTTCGGTAGTGAATGGGGCGGGTTTTTTGCTGTACTTATTCATTGTGTGTGTTTTGATATATCAAAGATAAGCATTTTTGTATCACTACAAAATTATTTTTACCCATTTATAAAAAACTACTTAAATAAGTAAGCCCCACCCATAGAAATGGGCAGGGTAAACGACTGCTTACATGAGAAAAAAAACAACGAAAAAACCGGTAACTCAGCAGTCAATCCTTCTAACCTTCGTTCGTTGATACTATCCCTTGCTCAGGCAGTACTATCTTTCTTACATTCCATGGGATTACGCTGTACGCTGGTCGACGTGGTTTGTACAAGCGGGTTTTATCAATGCGTACAATTGAAACAGCATTTCCCTGGTTGCCACCAAGTACATGATAAAAGTACTTATCCTCTCCAACATACAGCCCTACATGGCCGCCTCCATTGCGCTTGAAGGTCAGCACATCGCCAAGCATTGGCTCAACAACAGGCACTCCCCATTCAGCCCAACTTAAAGCCCAAAGCGGGTTCTTAGCAGGAATGCGCTCGGCTCTTTTCATAATTACCGCCATAAATAGTCCACACCAAGGTATCTCATCCGCATTGTAAGCTGTTAGGCTCAGCTCTTCCGCCCATCCCATTATCACCGGGTTGTGTTTGGTGCCAGCTATTTCTTTAACGCCTATCAGCTCAATAGCCTTGAGCAGATGGCGTGGAGCTTGTTCGAGGTGCAACCAGTCGTAATTCATTTAAATATGCGATTGTAGAATGTGTTGAAAGTAAGATTCCAAACAATGCCGATATAAACAAACGGAAACCATCCGTGGCCGTTATACAGCACAATAGCACCGGCCAGCGAAAGGATCATGCAGGACTTTGCGAGGTGCCAGGCATCAACTGGGTAGCTACCGATGCGTTGGCAGTACTTCCAAGATTCGCGCTTGTACCAAAAGCGCGCATTCCAATGCCTGAACCTGGAGGAATAATAGCGTTCATGCTCCACGGTGTCCATGAACGCGTTAAAGATGGCAGCTATGGCAATAAGTAAGTAGCTCATTTCGGTTTCTTTCCGAAAATGAACATTGAAACCAAACAACCTACGTCTACAAGGAATAGTCCTATCGCCCAACCTTCGAGCATTCGGCCGAGGTTTCCGTCTGAAGTGTTTTCACTCCATCCGTACAAGATAGCAGAAATAACAGCTAAAGCGATGCCGACAATAAACGCAGTTAATTCGTTGTATTTCATAAGTATCGTTTTACAATAAAATAAATCGCTCCACATAGGGCAAGGATCAAAAACCATTTGCGCCACCTATTTCTTGATTCAGTTGTACCTTCAAGTTCACGCTGTAAAATAGCCAGCTTGCCATTTATTTCCACTATCCGAGCGCTATCTATTACCGTGGTAGTGATTGTAGTGGTCGTGGAAACGCAAGGCTTTATTTTGGCTTTAATGACCTTGTACAAAGTGTCATGCGTTTCAATATACATACTATCTATGTACGCAACAAGCTCCGTGTTTATTGTGGTGTCATGTACATAACTTGTGTCGTGTGTGATGATGGGAGGGAATTTATCCGCGCAGTATGTAGCGGCCTCTGTAGGATGTTTATCCAGCCATTGGGTAACCTTGCTTTGGGTGGTGCATGAGGCAAGTAATATGATAAACAAATACCTCATTTCTTAAATAGATTTGTTACCTGCTCACCAAACACCGTACCACTGACCCATATCAGCATATAGAAGAGCTGATCCCCTATCGTTGGACTTAGAGCCTTACCAGTAGTTAGGTTTGTGATGCAATGGGCAATGAACATTGCAAGCAGGATAAACATTACCACACGCTTGCTGGATAGTGAGCCGTTGATGTCGGTAAGGACTTGTTTCATTTATCTTGTTTTTTTTCCAAGGCAATCATTACTTTTTCAAGTTTAGCATAAATGTTATCGATTTTCTCTTCAATGCGGCTATCCTGGCTCTCAACATGAGCAATAGATTTTTCGAGCGAAATCATTCTAATTTCAATCTCTTTAATCTTTGTTTGCGTGTTTACCCAAACGCCCACAAGACCGCCTAACATTCCAAGCACTGCCAACACTTGCGACATTTCCATCTATATTCCTATTAGTTTGTAAAAAATCGGATAGTATTCATCCGTTTCAACTTGCTCGATTAGCTCCACTATATTAGCTTCGCCCCAAAATGGTTTAACATCAATCTCTTTCTCAGCCTCGAGCATCTCTGTTAGCTCCTTATTAAACTCCAACACATTCTCAGGTTTCAAAACAATGTTTTGGTCTTTTTCTTCACCGTACTTCTTGTAAAGCTCTAATCGTTGCTCTTCGTATGTCTTATTTTCCTCGGCCGTCATTTTACTAATTCGGTGTAAGAAAATCTTTAATTTCATCGGCATTTTTTGCGCCAATAAGCCTTTGCTTTGTTTTTGGATGCCGTTCAGTTCGTAGTGCAAGGCTACGATTTCATGTAATTTTAAATTCATCGTCGTTTGTTTATATAAAATTAAAGTTTTCCAACGTTAGGAAAAACGTTTTTTCACGCTGTTCACCACGTTTTTTTCTTATCGTGAAACGCTTCCTCGAAATGGCCGGTATCTATTTTCTCAATAAGCCAATATAGGCATTTCCCCGCTGTTGTTAGCCGATGTCGGTTCTGATACATGACGCTTGAAATGGTTTCATCAGGATTGCCAAATACCTCAGCTTTTACAATCAGCTTGTTAAACATATAAGCACAAACCACATTGCCCATTTGGTCGATGCTGTACGCTATAACATACAAGTAAATAAATACTCGCTTGGACTTTATGCACGTCCAAATGAAGCCGATGGGAAATAACACCACTGCCAAGGCTAAACTAACAACAAGTAAGAGAATGTTAAGCAACAATCGCTTTGCCTGCTGCCACATAGCTTGCACATTCTGCGAAGTTTGCATTTCTTATTGTGGTTACGTTATCGGCCAAAGTTATCCATTCAGGGTCACCTGACTGCACACCTGCGGTGATTTGTGGTGTCAACAAATCCATCATTTCGGTGTTGGGGCGATTGTAAACGCCTTCAGGTTGCCTTGACAATTGATTAAAGATGTCAGTGAATTTCTGCACATCTACCGACACATCGCAAATGTCGGTATCAGCTTTGCCTGTGGTTGCTACTTTGATAGCATTTACAAGGTCGAAATTATCCTTTAAAACTACTGACCCCAATAAATTAGTGATGAGGTAGAAGTGCCCTGCTTGAAGTTGTATTGTTACCATATTAAACGATATTTATTATTCCTAAATTGTTCCACAAATCACCTGTTGAAAGGCCAGCGGATGATGTGGGTAGTGATGACATATTAATGCGTCCGTTTGATTTTATTGTCATGTGAGCAGTAGATGATCCGCCTGAGGCGAATTTTATATTACCTGTTGTAAAATCGTTAAAAATTGAGATATCACCAGCTCCAGAGTTGTAAAAACCTAAGTCATTTCCTGTAATTATTTTATAAGTTGTATAGCTTGCAGCAGTTTTAAATAATGAAGCAATTGAACCTGATGCAGTTTCCAATGCTATACACGCCTGCGTTCCACCTGTGGCTGTAGAATTATTTTTTATTGAAATACCAACAAAAGTAGTAGTGCCAAATATATTTTGTGTCGCTATAGTAGTCGGCAAAGTAGTTCCTATATTCAACCTATTATTCGTATCATCCCAATACATCGCACTTGCAGCGGTTGATCCGACACGCATTGAGCCGTGAACTTGAAGTCTATATGCAGGACTTGCACCAGCTGCTATGCTTAATCGTGAGTTGGTAGCATCCCACACCAAATTACTACTCCCCGTCACCGCACTCGTGCCGCTCCAATAGGTTAGTTGTCCAGCTGTGCCGCTGCCTGTGATGCCGCCACCAAGTCCAGCCCATGCGCTACCAGTGTAATATTGGAAGGCTGCAAGGTCAGTATCGTAAACAAGTAATGATGTTGCAGGTGATACAATGGCATTCTTTTGGATAGTGGTCATGTTAGGTAACCTAAACCCTTGAGCAGTAGAATTTAAGTAAAGAATAGCACTATTATTTCCTGTTGTTGCCCCAAGTACTAAATTTGCACCACCTAAGCACATATAACTTGTGCTGCTTGGATCAAGTCTTACTGCAAGTGAACCATAATATAAATCAAGCATCCCCCAACCGCTTGATGTGTATAAACCAGCTCTTAAATTAGACCCATTGAAACTTAGTAAATTACCTACGAATCTTGATTGCCCATTCACATCCAACTTGTAAGTAGCTGAACTCGCAGGATCAGCCGTATAGCCTATAACCGTATTACCGCCACCACTGTTCAGTAGGTTATTCCCTACGGTCGTTTGTAGCGCATTTTGGAAGGTCTTAACGCCTGTAATATTTTCTGCGCCTGCTAAGTGTACGACAAGTGAATCAGTCGCGTAAGTAGTGTTATCGTAGCTTATAGTTGTGCCTGATGCCTTGACAAATCCTGTACCGTTCAATTGTGGTTGTCCTCCAAGTCCAGCAAGTGTATAAGTAGGAATGTTTAGCGTATTGCTAACAAATGTAGAAGCTCCACTGCTTCCTGTTGTGGTGAGAGTTATGGCAGCTTGTGGCGTATATCCTAAAACCGTTGAAATGGATTTGTTTTTCCAAAGTGTTGTACTGCTCTCATAAACCAACACATCGTTATTGGCTACTGAACTAATCGCAACATCATGAATCTCATTAAGCTCGTAGCCATTCTGAATGCGGTAAACTATCGTTCCAAGTGTGGGTGAGGTGCGCACTACTTTGCCGACATAGACAATGTGATTGGGCGCGGATGGCTTTACATTAGTAACATATCCAGCGGTGTTTGGGTCAAGATAAATAGTATCACCGTCAGCAAGTGTAACCGATGTGAATGGGTTGGTGGCCGTTGTACGCGTATCAAGGTCAGCAAGTGTGCCAATAGTCGCAACGTAGCCGTCTGCATTATTCGCAATATCCGAAACAACTACGCCAAACGTACCTGCACTTGTTGCTTCACTGTTGGCTTGAGCCTTGACGAAGTTTGGTCGGTTGCCAGTGCTTCCGCTGATGTATACAATAGTGCCTTTGTACAAGGTGGCACCTGTTGCGTTGCGTCCAATGGTTTGCATTTTCTCAGCCGCATCAACTACCCCATTTCCATCGGTGTCATATACCGCACGATTCATGTAAGTGGTGCTATCCACGCTTCCATCGGCCTTCAAGAACTCCGTTGCAAGGCCTCCAGCTCTGATAATGTTGGTGGCTGTAATGCTATATGCCCCAAGGTTTACGGATGCGGTTGCTCCGGTGTAGGGAACTAAGCTATTGACATATGCAGCACTAACAGTATTGAACACGTACTTTGTACCAGCTGTAAACGAAACAGCCGAACCTCCGTTGCTTGATGCTTCGATAGTGGTGCGGGTAAGTACCCCACTTGTCACCGTTCCTTCGCCTACTTCCCATTCAGTTTCTGAGGCATTGACAATGCAATATTTATAAGTGCCATTGCTAAAAACTTTGTATCCAGTGACAGCACCAGCAAGAGTAAATGCTCCTGTTCCTGTTGATGTGCTGGTTTCTTTTATTCTATCAAGAAATGTCATATTAATTAATTAAAAGTGTGTCAACTACTGAAGCAACAATAGGAGCCATCAAACTATATCCATAAGTTGTTGGATGCACTCCATCAACAAATAAAGTTGTATTTGTTGCGGAAGAATCAGGGCCAAAGGTCGTATCTGCGGCAAAGTCTACAAGCGCATCATAAAAGCTATTATCTCCACGAATCAAGGAGGCCGCTACCGCTCTTTTGGCAGCATAACCTGAATTAACACAAGCCAAAGGTGTGCAAGCTACAACCGTCCAGCCTGCCGCCTTACGAGCATTGCAATAAGTCTTTAAATTGTTGTAAAAAGTAGTACCATCAATTGCGCCACTCATATCATTTGTGCCAATTAACACAAATAAAATAGGATTAGAAAAACCATTGTTTAAATAAGTATCAATAGTTGCGGCTCTTGCCGTTAATGTGCTAACTGTAGCCCCTACGGTAGCTTTATTTTCTGAAAGCACTGGGTAAGTTAGCAACCTATTAGCCATCCTAGGGTAAAGTCCGTTAGCTGTTACGGTGCTAATACTATCGCCCTCCCACATGATGAAATTATTTGCCCTTGTCATTGTTTGGCCACGAAGTAACATAATACTTTGCAAGGCCAAATATTGGTTATTAACCTGCGATGCATCATGTGCTACTGAATAAATAGAGGCATAATGAATCTTTCCTTTGAAACCACGGCCACCTACCAGCGGATTGTCGGCCATTAACAAGCGGCTCAATGCTTGTGGCGTTATTGTAGCTGCTGTGGTTGCAGCCAAATAGTTATCAATGTATAATTTCAAATTTGTTCCATCATAAGTTGCGGCCAAGTGATGCAATAATCCATCTGCTAAATAATTGGTATATGTTTGAACGGTATTGGCGCCAAATTTAAAGTTTGGAGTTATGGAAGAATCCGCGGAAGTACCTGGCCCAATAACAAGCTGAAAATTTCCATCTAAAAAAGGAGCGTTTAAGATATAACCTTGCTCATTGCTTGTGTCGTAAAGCTCCACTAATGCGTGTACGGAAACATTTGTCAAAGTTTGTGTAACCTGACTTTGTGCGTGGCAAAACTGATTAATAGTGTTAAGCTCCAATGCCGAACCGCTCCAAGCTGGATCATAAGCCACTTCTTCTATACCTTCAAATCCTAAAACAAAATCCCATTCAGGACTATTGTAAGTAGTGGCAGATGTGCCGCTATTTATTTTTAGTCCATCAATTAAAATATCTAAGGCTGCACCTGCTGTGTTATTTCTTATGGCAATGTTAGTACTTGAACCTGTTGAAGTGAATGTATGCGTTACTTGCGTCCATGCTGTTGTAACAGCTTTATCCGATGAATAGCTTGCTGTTGGCCCTTCAAATCTTATGCTTTGCGAGCTGCCTGTGTTGCTCTTAACCCATAAGCTAATAGTATACTGCCCAGCTGGTAATGTTACAGATTTACGCAAACCAGGTACTTCTCCAATCGCAGGAACCAAAGCACCTGCAAGCGTTTGCATTCTGCTTGCAGTGGTATTTCCTAACCTATTGGCTGCATAGTTATCCGTTATTGTGCAATATCCCGAAGTACTTTTGATAAAATAACTTGGGCCATTCCAATAGTTTATGGTGTTAAAATATTGCTCAGGAAAGCCAATGATATTATCATCCGAGGTTACCGTTCCTGCAACGTTGTAAACTCTTCGGCCGCTGGCTTCTTCAAAACGCCAATCGGCTACTCTATTGGTTGTGTACAAAGTAGCTCCGTTTGTAGTGGTAGCGTTGTCGGTAACGTAGTCGCTATCTTTAAAACTTACAGCGGTTGCTTTTAGTCTATAGTAATAAGTCGTAGAAACTGCAAGCCCCGTGTTATTGTAACTTGTGCCACTACCAGAATAAATTTGCGACCATGAACCAATTCCTGTTAAACTACGTTCAAGTACGTACGTTGTGGCACTTGGCACTGCATCCCAAGTGATGTCTATTTCTTGATAGTCGATAGTGGTCGCTGTAAAGTTTGCAGGATTCGCTAATGTTGGCAAATCAGCGGGCCCAATTTGCAAAATGCCGTATGTTTGGTCGAAATCAAAAACAAGTGATTTTCCGTTTTCTAAAGTTAGTTCGCTTCCGTAATCTACCCATCCAATCAGAAGTTCATTGTCACTATTGTAAAGCACCGCATACCTGAACGGCCCAATATTGCCGCCAAATGCTGAAAGCGTCGCATCCGCGCAAACAAGTTTATAATTTCCGAGTGATTGCGAACTACTTACATTTACTAATGAAAAACCACCAGCGGAATATCCATTGCCTGGCGTTATTTCTATAATGTCGGCCGTATCCAAATCAGTGTAATTTGGCTCCGTATCGGTTAACATTATTTTAAGCACATCGCTTCCGAGATTGTGCAATCCTTCAGCAACTGCCTCCGTAAAGTTGTAAAATCTTTCAAACGATGCCATACTTCGAAATAACTAATAATTTATAATTCCCGCCTCATTTATGCGGATTTATTTTAGACAGTTTGCGTCAACGTTACCGCTGTGCTGTACATTCCATTGGTGCAAATTGGTATCACATAGATAGTATTACTTCCCGCTGTCAATTGGATGGGAATTACCCCAGTTGTTCCACCCGTCCAATCAGTTACCACAACAGGCGCTCCGTTGATGCTGTAGCCTATGGAATCGCAACCGCTTGAGCTTGCTGTTATGTTAATTTGGTAGTTGTGCGCTGGATCGTCGGCCCTTGTGCTAATGTTAGCCGACAAAGTAGCTGTACATGGTGTCTTTGTGTCGAAGATGTCAGGCTCACCCGTTCCCGTGATGCGGAAGCTATCGGTGGTGAATCCTTCAGATGGGCCGTTAAGTGATGTGCTTTCAATTATGCCCGCGCCAAAGATAGCCTTCACGTTACTACTTGAATCTTCAAAGGTGATGCGGAAAAGTACTTCATTAAACGCTATCTGTTCATTCAGCAAATCAAACGCCACAGCATCGGTTTCGTTTAATTTCATCACACCGTTTAAAGTAACGCTGTAACCAATAGATTGCGGCCGGTACCGCTTCCAAACTCCATCTCCAACGGTCTTAACGCTTTTAATGTCGGTGGTAAATTCTATTGTAATATCAGTGGCGCAAACAAAATCACGGTAAGCCCCGTTTTTAAAGACCCTCATAATTGCGTTGCTGCCTAAAACTGGTTCTGCCATGGTTATTTAAATATATATGAGAATTCGTCCGTTGTTCCTGTTTGCGTGCCGTCGCTGCCCCCTGTCAATATCACCTCCTGAAATACTGCCCTAAAATTACCCGTTAGCAAATCTTCCTCCACACTTGGCACCAATATAAATGTCCTTGTCGGTGAAATATCGCTGAATAAATAACGCTTTGCTAAGTCCAATGGCGCATTGGTGCCGTTTGTAAAATCGCCCTCTATCTTCCAAAATCTACGATAGGATTGGTTGTACTTACCGTAATTTATTAACTGTTTCCAATTCAATATTTCCGTGTTTGGATAACGGAAAAATGAAGTAGTAATAAGATACCTCACCGAAGAAATAGTACAAAATAAAGACCCTTTAATTATCTTCTTAGGACTGTCGGATATTCTCACCGTGTTGCTGTAGGTGTCAGGAAGGTTGCTGCTTTGCGCGTTGGTATGTTTGTCACCTGCAAGGTTAAAAATAGAGCCTCGGTTGTTTAGTTGCAAATCTATTTTAATATCCTTCAAATACATTTCATTTCCACTAACAGAGCTAACTCCTCCACGTGCAATAAGAAAATAAACAGTTCCAGCTTCAGGAATTGCGTTACTATCTACACTAACTGTTTTCCATTCATTGGTTGGATCAGGGTAAATAAAATTAGCAAAGGCTCCGTTTGGATTATTTTGCCAGCTTCCATTACTATCTAAGCAATACCAATCGCCTGTATAAGATCCTGAGGTTCCATTCTTTAATATTAATAAAAAAGCTGCTCTAATAGGAGCTGTTATGTTATAAGTACTTCCCGTTTTTTCATCAAATTTCATTTTGAACGTAACGGATATATTTATCTTATCTCCATTATCTACAAAAAAATCGTCGTTATTATTTTGAATATAATTACCTTGATTGCTTGGCGTTGGAGCACTCGTGTCAATAGGTACTACATAATAGCGGTCGGTCATGTTTCCAAAGCCATCCACAAGTTGCTTAATATATGCGTAAACGCTTGACGGTGTTTTAGATATTGGAGTTCCTTTATAATGCGTCCATCCTACTAAATCGTAGCCATTAACCCCACCATTGAATGCCCCAAGGTATTGTAATGCCTGATTGTTGACAAGGTCAGTAGGAACGCTGTAATCAAATTGATTTACAACCTGCCTATTAGCGAATAAACTACTGATATTTTGGCTTTCATTTATTGGGTAAATACTTTGTGCCTTCCCAACATTGCTGCCAGTAATTGTGGCCGTATTGCCTGTGGAAACAACGCCTGCAACAGTGTAGTCCACATAATACCAACTACCGGGTAAATATTGCCGTTCCGCTAATGTCACAATCTGCCATTTGCCGTTGTGCTGTATAACGTGCGCCCAACCTTGTAAAATAACCTTCAAAGCATCGTAGCAATTTTCATACTCCCCTGGATTCTTTAGCAGCGTCCTTGCGTGGATTTCAGCTTGATTAAATAGGTCGTAGGTCAGTGCATCGCCTTTGTCCTGCATTGAGTTCCAAAAGTAGCCACAATAGGCTCTAATGGGCAACTCAAGCTCTGTTTTGCGCAACGCCCCTGCTATGTAGTCGATAAGTAGGTTAAAGTTCGTAAACTCGTCACCGTTCACATCTACAAGCTCATAACCCTTCAAAAGCCCAATGCCATCGGTGGCGGTTATGTTAATTTCATAGGGTTTATCCTGAAACGGTGCGCTTCCCTCATCTGGAGTAATAAAACCAACAAACCACGTGTAACCATTGCTAATTACCTCAACCTTCCACTCGTTGTAGGCCGATGTTATAAATGTTTCCCAAGTGATAGCATCGGTTTCCTCAGTCCATAGCGACAATTGAAGCTCTTTGCTTAATATGGTTGCATAGCTATCCTGCTCATCCGAAATAGTCGAAACTTGGCACTTAGTAACCTTGTAGCTGTAAGTTGTTGTTGGGATAACGTCAGGATCAAGTTGGTAAATGTTTATTTCAATCAGTTGCCCCTGTTCATTGGTAAAATCAGCCGTGTATGTTAGGTAATAAGCCATTATACAAATCTGCTCCTCCGTGCGCTTGTTCGTTGCTGTTGAAGGTAAATATTTTCACCGCTCAAAACTCCCGTTACAAAGATATTTTGATTGCCACATATTATTGAATCCAACTTGTGCAATGGGATTACCGCCTCAGGACCCGCTTCACCAATCAATGCCCTTGTGGGACCGCTGACAATGCCACCGTCTGCAAATTTTAGGCCTGATAGTTGGCCGAATAAGGCTTTAAATCCTGCTGTAAAATTGGCTGTTTGCGCTCCTGCACCAGCTCCAAAGTTCATGCCACCCGTTGCAGCTCCAATAATCACGGCCAATATAGCCGCTGTAACTGCAGCTGCAATAAGTTTCTTTATGATTCCAGCAATGGCTTGTCCAAATGCTTGAAATGCACTTTGAGAGCCGCTTAAAATATCATCAAATAATTGGGTAAACGCTGGGCCTAATGTTCCTGAAATAGCGTCACCAATTTTATTAAAGGTATCAGCAACTTGCAAACCAGCTGCTTGTAAGTCTTGTATATTTTTAAGTACACCATTGCCTCCCTTTCCCATCAAGCCAGTGGTACCCTTGCTAAATGCGTTTTCTTGTTCTTGGTTAAGCGTTGCAAGTTCTTTCCAATAATCGCGCGTTATTCTAACCTCTTCTTTTGTATCCTTGTTTTTTGTTTTCTTTAATGTTTCGCTTTTGGTTTCAACTTCATTATTTCTAACTTGTTCGGCTGTTAACTGCCTTAAAGCATCTTGCAATACTTTAAGCTGTTGTTCTTGTTGTGTAAACTCTTTATTTAGTCTTGCGATTGATTTGATTGATGCGCTTGTACCAGTTACGCTCTGAACTACCCCGTTAACGAATGTTTGGAGCGGACTATCTGTGTCCTTTATATTTTGTTGTAAATCTAAGTACGCCTGAGCTTGTTGTTCAGCTACTTTAGTAATCAATTTCTCAACACCAGCAATCCTTGCTTTTCGTTCTAAAGCTGCTGTAAGTTTGGCAACAGATGCGGCAGCTTCGGCACTATTAACGTTTTCAAGTGTTAAATTTCCTAAGTACTTTGGATATTCTTGGTTAAGTTTTTTTATTGCTACTTGTCGCTGTTCACTTGAAATGCTCAAATCTTGTGCAGCACTTAACAAAGCATTAATGCCTGATATTTCCCCTTGTACGCTTGCTACCGCATCCGCATTGGCCTTATTTAGTTGTTGTTGAGCAAGTGCAGCCGCATCTGTAGAGCTAAACAACGCATCCAATGCCGCACTCAAGCTCCCGTACTTTTGAATGGCCGTAGTAACCAATGCGGAAACCACGCTAAATCCAACAGCTATGCCAGCAGGGCCTGCAAGCGATGACGCTAAAGCCTTCAACGCTCCACCTGCGCTGCCAGTTTCTTTCTGCAAAGCACCAAAAGAGCCAATCAATGGCTCTAAATTATTCTGAATAGCAATAAACCCAAAAGGCGCATCGCTCGCTACCCTTGATAGGTTTGTGAGCGCGTATTGAGCGGAGCCGCTTGCTTTCTTGACATCGTTAAGAGCGGCTGTTGCTTTGGAAGTACTCTTTTGTAGCCCATCCGTATTGCCTGTTATTAATATTTCAATTTGCTGTTCAGCCATCTCTTAAACCTGCTTTAATTTCTAATTGTTTGCGGTTCTCGTACCATTGCTTAAGCTCTTCGCCTTTCAAATCTTTCAGCCTTTTCGGATCACCTGGAAGCTCCAATAAATCGCTCATCTTAGTGCCTTTCTTCAAATATCCAACAGCGGAATAATAAGCTACAAATCTCGCTCTGTGCCATTCGCCTAATTCACGCTGTTGGTAGCCTTTGCGACGTGCTGCAAAGTCTTCCATGCTGTACAAATCAAGCTCCCAAGGATGCAACCCCATTTCACCGTATGCCTCGGACGTTAAATCAGCCCAAGTAAACGGCTTGCTATTGCTGTGTGTCAGCCTTACCGGTTGCCTCCACCGAGAAAGCAGCTGCAAAGGCTGTGGTTACGCTTGTAGCTTGTTCCATGCTTAACTCTGAAATCCAGTCTATAAGTTCAGCTTCCGTAAAATCAATCTGTTTCTTCATACTTAAATAATTGCTCATAAGAGCGGCATGAATAATTACCTTGACGTACTTAAACTGTTCACCGACGTTGGAAGCACCCGCCATTAATAACGGGTCGCTCCCAGTCAGCTCACCTATAAACCGAAGTGTACCAAAATTAAACTTTAGGCCTCGTTCTTGCCCTCCGAGGTAAAGGGTCATGTAAGTCTTATTCATTGTCGTTATTTATTAAACAGTAGTATCGATAGTGCCGCTGAAGTTGAATGTAGCTGTAAACTTTACAAGGTCACCCTCAGCACTTGTAACTTGTGCGCTGGAAAAATAGCCAGTTCCTGAAGCGAACACCGCAGTACCAACGCCAACGGATCCGCTCACGGCATTTTGATACTTAGCATAAAGTTTGGTCTTATTTACTACCCAACCAGCAATATCATTGTAGCTGTATTCTGAGCCGCCAAGGGAAGCGTTTACCACACCGCTCACGTTAATAACACCTTCAGGTGTATCAACGGCTGTGAAACTTCCGCATTTGGTTTTTGTAACGTTCACGTTTGCGCTGAGATTCAAATCGCTTGAATCCTCGCAAGTGATGGTTTTAAGGCCGGTTGCGCCTGTTGTATCTGTGCTGATTTGCAGGGTAACTATTGACCCTAAAATTTCTGTTGCCATGTTTGTGATTTATAAAATTGGTTCTTTAAAATTACGATAAACTATTTCGCCATAAGCTATTTTCCCACTTAACACTGCATAAGCTTGAAACTCCCAAACGCCACTCTGATCAATATCACCGCTCAATACCGAATATATCAAATATTGCGTTGAAGGTGTAGCTGTCCAATAGCCTGTGGTCCCGTTTGGTTTCTTATACAATATCCTTGCTGTGCTGGCCCCTGTTACGGTGGTTCCGCAATCCAAGGTTATTGTTATGAGTGTTTGTTTATTAAATAAGCTCATCCTGTAATATTTGTATCAAATGTTGATGGCCATCCAATGCCCCTCGTATCAAGCTTGCTCTTATCGGTCAAATTAGGTGCCACAATAGACTTCCATGCCAAAAGCTTATAATCATGCACTCCAATATTGAACGTTTGCATATTGACGTTGTAAATGCACGTGTCAATAGTCAGCACAAGCACCCCAGTTGCGCCTGGAAGGGCGGATAATGGAGTGGCTGATATTGGTGCAAATCCTAAAGTCATTGAATAACCCTATTTCTGAATATCAATGTTTTCTTTATTTCAAATCCGCGCTGTGTTTGGATGGCTATATCATCCACCGTGTTAATCAAGCGCGCATACGACAACTTGTAAGGATTATCTATAGTTAGCCCATTGGTTGATACCGTTGGACAAACTATGTCCATTATTTGGCTCGCAATGGCTTCAAGAATAGTTTTACTTGTCGCACTTCGCTGGATTGAAACGATTTGTAAATTTATGTCACACTCACCACCAAAATAAGACTTTGTATTGCTGCTCGTCATGTTTTGAGTAGTAACCCTTACATAATAGAGCTTATCAGTTTCAACCTTATCATCCACAATAGCCACCTCATCCACACCGTAAAGTACATTGCCTTCAAGTGCGTTGATATATGCCGCTCGTAGTGATGTGCCGAAGTCTAACATTATGGTTGTATATTTTTAAGGCCTTGTTGCAATGCTGCAATGTACCTTTCTTTTATTATTTGTAACCTGTTTTGGCCGTTTTTTGTTGTAAAGAAAAAAGGGTGCGGTTTCACTCCATTTTTCATAATGTGCCACCAAACAGACTTCCAATCTTGCACTCCTTTCTTGCTTGCCCATTGTGCAATGGCTTTCTTGCTGTCCGTTTGCACTGGTGCAGGCCCTTTATACTTTGCCGCGTAATCGCTCGCTACCCATGATGGCACATGAACTTTTTTCTTTGTGCCAAATTCCATGTAGGGCGCGTAAAACGTCCGTGCTGCAAATGTCAAATTCAAATCTTTTTGTTCGTAGCTTATCGCATTTTTCAACCTTGCCACGTCAACAGGCGCATCCGCTTGCATCTCACTTTTAATCTTGTTCGCCATGTCCCTTATCTCAATAGCCATGTAAGCTTTTGAGTTTTGATTCAACGAACCAAAATAACGCTCTACCTCTTTAATATTTTTAATTACAATGTTCAACTTACTTTAGTCAATTGAAACGTGTAAAATCTTCGATCTTCTTTCTGTCTCCAAAAGTTTACTATTTCATAGTTGGCATTGTCAATTAGTACCAGCGTATCCTTCGTAATGTTATCCTCCAACGCAGTCTTGTAAAAGCAAACAAAATCGTAATTGTCAGCCATCAAATCTTTCCCATCAACAAGCACCCGACTTCCACCCGTGCGCTCAAGGCTTCCCCTTGTTGTGCAAAACGTCGTGAAAGATTCCAAGTTTCCCCCTGCATTGTCAGATGTTTTCGTTGGATTCTTAAACGTTGCAATATGCCAAAAGTCACCTAAGCGAGCCATGATTTCATATTAAATTGAGCCAATAAATTGCGCGCTTGTGCAGAGCAAATGCCTGTTTCGTTGCTATCTCCGCGGTTGCTATACCTCCAAACAACCTCTTCAATAATGGCCTGCTTTAATGACTTTGGCACCTTCAAGCCGACAGCGGCAAAACCAGCGGTGTATGAAAACTTTATGAAATCGTACAACGGGCTTTCTACATATGGGTAACGGCCACCCTTAACCGTGTAACCAGTTACAGCATCGCCATCGGCATCAACTACCGCAGTAATGGTATCCACAGGACCCGCTGGAAGTGCAATGTTTCCGCATTCGTTTCGTACTTCAGCCTCGATTTCCTTTTCAATGATGGAAATATTACAATTCCTTTCAACAGCCTCGCGGCAATTGGCAATAAGCATCGCAATAAAAGTATCATCGTCGTTAAAGTCGTAATCCTGCGTCGTATCAAACTTCATATTTAGCTGAAATTTGATTTCATCCACACTTACTGGTTCTGGGCCGGTTTCTGAAATAACGAAATATTGAGAATCGTTGTACATCATTTACTTTAGTTTTCTTTTGCGTTCAGGCTTTAGCACTTGGGCTTTATTTTCACTGGTTTCTTCGCCATATGGTTCTATTTTATTCTTTTCTATTAATTCAGTGTATCGATCCGCACTAAATTCAACCACCTCACCAATATTATAATATTTGCGGGTAATCTTATCAATAAAGGCGGAAATTATTTTAGCTTTCTTCATGTTATAAAAATTAGGGGAGAGTTACCCCTCCCCTTTATTGTTAGGCGACGTTGCCGAGATCAGCGTAAATTACTGAAGCAGGGAACATGGTGTTAATTTCCTCAAGGCACTCAATACGGGCGGTAATGAGATTCTTTTGTACGTTATCACTGTCTTGCTCAAAGAATTCAATCATCAAGCCTTCAGCTTCAACACGCTCCAAGAAAGCTTGGTCGTAAATCAGCACTTTATCGTCTGTAATCCAAGGAGCTGCAATGATGGGAACTCCGCTGATTGTCATGCTACCGTTAGGAGCAGTAACCACACCACCTGAACCGCTATAGTATCCATTGGTGTAAGTCAACTTATTCAGACGGCCCAATTGTGCAGGGTTCACCAAAGCAACAGAAGCATCAAACAAAGCAACACGCTGGTTAGCGATGTAATCAATCAGCTGCTTCACGTCATCAGTTTCTGCGGTAGTGGTAGAACCAGTGGCAGCACCTGAAACGGTAGTGAAGAAAGCACTATTCTCAGCCTTGTAAAACTCACGCAGCAACATTGTTGGGAGTGTTTGCTGGAAGAAAGGCAAAGACTTAGCCAATTGCTTTGAAAAGCGAGCAAAACCTGATACATACTTTGTAACGGTTTTAACCTCGGTCAAATCAAAGTCAATCTGAGTTTTAGCACTTCCTTCAGTTTGTGCGCTAATTGAACCTTCACCTGCACTCTCTCTGTAATAAGCCTGCACAAGGGTAGAGCTGTTTGAGGTTCGAATCAAATCACGGAAGTTAGGCATTTGAGATGGCAGGATGGCGTTGGTTCCATAGTTTACCACGCTGTCACCAGTCAGGTTGTTAGCAATGGTCATGTTACCAACGGCTTTCAGTTCCATCTTGTAACGGCCACCACCACGGGAAAGAGATTTGCTGAGGTCAGCCCACTCTTCCTTAACCTGGTCAGCAAAAACTTGGCCGAAAGATTTCTTAGACTGAGCCACCTGAGCCTGCACGGCATTGGCTGCAATCAAAGTGTCGAGAGCCTTTTGATTTTTGTCGGCCTCATCACGCAAAACATTAACAGAAGATTTAACCTCATTCAGGCCAGCTTCAAAAGCGGCTGCCTTTTCGTTGAAGCCTTTTACGCCAGCTTCGATGGCTTTTAATTCTTGTTCCATTTGTCTTAATTAAAAAGTTTTAGGATGTTATCAATTAGAAGCATTTCCTTCGCGTTGTCCGGTACAATGGCGGCAGCCGGTTGTATGGTTTCGTTAGTGCTTTGGATTGCTGCAAATAAATTCTTTATACGTTCGTTGAGCATTTGTAACCTCATCTCAAGTAGTTCACCCCCTTCGTCGCTTATATTTCCGTTGCGTAGTGTTTTGGTGCAAAGCTCCAAATCTTTGCTTAGTTTATCCAGCTCATTTTCGGCCTCCTCTTTTGTTATAGACTTTCCAGCGGATAAAGTAGGCGTATTAGGATTCGCACCCCATAACACAGCGGAGCCTTCATAGAGCATTACCTCTTTGATGAGGTTGTAATCGGCTCCTTTAACTTGCTCTTCCTTTATTGTTCTAAATCCAATGGAATGCTCAGTGATGTGGCCTGTCTTGTAAAACTCAAGCACATCATTACCCCAAGTGGTGTTTGGAATATTGGTAATGCCAACAAGGTAATCACCCTCAGTGTAAAGGTCACTGAACTTACCTACAGCTGATTTGAGGCTTGGGTTATGGTCGGTTAGGTGCCATATTTGATTTTTAGCTTTAGGCCCTCTTTCGCTTAGTGTTTTGGTATATGCCCCGTGATCGATAACGTCCCCGTCAAAATCCTTGCTTCCCATTTGTGAGATGGCAACCTTAACCCTGCGGTCGTTTTCGCTTACGTCCAAAATACCGCCTTGAATACTTTTAATATTAAAGAAGTTTTTCATTTATTGATTGTTTAGCAAATTTATTAATCTTTGTGCTGTTCGTGATTGCCTGCGACTCACCGTATATGTCCGCCCCGCTTGACCTATTGGCTTACCATTAGCATCGCGTTTGATACTGTAATCCAAGTGGCAGCGGCAATTGATTGTTTGGTCAGGCGCGCCATTCGGGTCTCCAGGGTAGGATAGGCCTGGCAGGAATTCCTCGTTCATGTCTACCTTCTTAGTGTCCAATTGAACGTGTGCATGGCGGGTTCTGTTGTCATGTACTGCCACCCATTCCTTCCATGTCGCAAAACCAGTTTGTTGCGCTCCCATTTGCGCCCCGAAATTAATGGCTCTATTGGATTCGGTACGGGCAATCATTCGCGCCCTCCAGCCTAAAAACTGCGAGGTTTCTACTTGTTGCACCAGCCATTCAATGGAATATCCGTTAAGGATCATTTCGTTTATCTTTTCCTCTATCATCTTGCGGGTAGTGGCCGTGATGGGTACCACTACTTTGTCCATTAGAAATAGAGAGAAATAGTCAAGTATTTGCTGCGTCCAAGTGGCGTTGAAGCCCATGTTCTTCGCTTGGCGGGATTCTTTACGGAGCTGTTGGTAGGTTTCACCTGCTTTAGCCTTGCCAGCTGCTAGGTAGAGCTTTTGAATAACCGGACCTATATTGGCATTGATTAGGGTTGTTTGCATACGGTTCTGAGCAACAGCGAAACCGCTGCTTTTGATGTCAGCGGTAAATGCCTTCACTTGGCTTACTAAAGCCTTGTTGATGCGGTTGTAGAAAAGTTTCTCATACTTCCTTCTGAACCGCTCAGCCTTCCGTATCTTGTCCCTTCTGCTCATAATACTTGAATAAATCTTTGATTTTTTTCGTCATCATGTGTCGCAGGCCGTTTTTCTCTATTCGTTTTAGTGGGCAATCCGTTTTTTTTATCGGGATGGCCTCGTTTACGATTTCTGTTATTTTATGAAGGTTCTCCGCTGTCATAATCTATCATTCCGCTTCCTGATAAATCCGCTTGAATCTGCGCAAGCTGCGCCTCATCCATGCCTATCAAAATTTCTTGCAGGGTAACTTTGCCACTATCCAGCAAAATCAAATCCCTTGGCAAGTCGGCCGGTACGTCCAAATCCATCATTTCGAGTTTATAAGCTTCAGGTACTGGCAACTGTTTTACCCACTCCCATTTAGCGGCCTTATCTTCCTGCAATTCCTGAAAGCAATCTAAATCGAAATCAATGTAAACATTTTCCCCTTTCAGCCCCCAATCGCTCTGAATCTTTCTATTCAAGTGGTCACGGGTAGCAATAAGGTGAGGAACTACGCAACGTTGGGTAAGAGCTTTCTCCCCTTCCTTTTGGTTGTTGTAGGTCTTGTTTTCGGGATCGTTTAATAGTTGTGAAGGAATGCCCCAAATGTTGGCAAGCCGCCTCATGTCCAAATCCTCAGCCTTCAAGATGTTTAAATCCACCACGCTATCACCCACCTTAATAAATCCAACTGGGAATCCGCTGGTGGCTATCTTTCCGCTGTTACCCGCTCCGCTGTATTCGGATGCCAACACTTGCTTAACCGCTTTGGCTTGCGCTAAACCTTCCTCAGGTTGTATCCTATCATCGTTGACAAACAAAATTCCATCGGCTCCGCCATTTTCAAACTTAGCAGCGGATGCGGTTTTAGCGTAGTTGTTACGGGTAAGATTCTTCAACGCAGCTTTCAGCGGGCTTTGTCCGTACAAGTGTGAACCTTGCCAATAATACTCAGGGTTCCAGTATTTTTCGTGCAATACTTGATCACGGGTAAAGTTGAGCAGTTCCGTTGCCATTAATCGGTAACCAACTACCCTATTAGGAAACCCAAGTGTGGCGAGAATAGTCATATATTGAGCTGGCAAGGCTTGCAATTCAACAGGTACACCCGCATTCGCTCCCATGTCTAATATATTCGCCCACCAAAACTTATTGCCCGTTAGCATCTTGTAAGCCGCACCATTGGCTACGAAATCGCCAAAAGTTTCGTTTTCATTAGGCCATTGCAACAGCTCAGCCCATCTTGCTTGACGGCTGTTGTAGTTGGTAATCTCTTCCAGGGATTTCTTTCGATGCTTGGCAGCTGCTCTGTAATCTTTAGCTGCAAGTGCTGATTTATACCGCTTCATCTCGGCCTCATCCACCACCTTGTAAAGCTCCCATTCGGGCATTCTGAGCTTGTCAGTAACGAGGTTAATAGCACTGTAAACAATATCATTGGCCCCGTAGCCGTTGCGGATGTAGTTTTCGGAAGTGTCTGCCATCCACACCAGCGATCCATTGACGTAGGCATAGGAACCGCTTCCCGTTGGAATTGCTTGTTTTATGTTGAAAAGTTTGGCTACCGCCTTTTGAATCGTGTTCAAGCTACTAATATTTTGAATTTAAACGCCCCTTGGCTTGTAAAGATAGCGTATCTCAGCGCATCTGTGATATGATCGTTTTCTTTCACCGGTTCGTCGAGTACCTTTCCATTCTTATCTGTTTTCCATTTATAGGTCTTAAGCTCATTCATCAGGTTGGAGCTTTGCCTTGTTACATACAATGGCATTGATTTAACCTTCCTTATCCCCTCAGTCACGTCCTTATGAGCTGGTTTAGCGTTGAATCCAGCTCTCATCAGCTCTTCTATCGTTTTAGGCTCCGCAGCGTCGCAATACAGCGTTTCTGTGCGTCCTATGCCTATTGATTTCAATCTTTCGATTAGGTCACCCGTTGTGAGCTTCGTTTGGTAGATTATTTCATCCGCATAGTTGGCACCTTCGTAGTGTTCAAGCTTCACCAATGCAGTCGGTACGTTATAACCAAAGTCGAGCCCATAGCATACGGCGCCTTTGCCGGGCATTGCATCCGTCACCTTCCAATGGGTGTATATCTGTTCTTGTGATGTGCCTCTCAATCCAAGGCCGAACACCTGCCACATTAATGGATCAGCTTCGCGGTAGGATTCGATTACTTCCAACTGTTTAGGCGGAATGTTGGTGATATTATTTCGGTAAGTGCTGTGAATCTTTATTGCATCGCTCCCATCGGCCACATGGTAACACCAAACATCGAAATCGGAAGGGTTAAGGTCAATAAATACCCGCTCAGTGGTTCTAATGTCGAGCTGGTCAAAAAGTGGCTTACTCACAAGGTTTGCCTCATTGATAAAAAGCAAATCACGTCCGGAGCCTTTAGCCTTGTCCGGGTCTTCAAGGCCAATGAATTCAATATAGCTGCCACTCTTGAAATGGTAAACGTTGTCCGTCTTGTTGTGGTCATCCAGGTTGTATATGCCCCAATCTCTGATAATTACGTCGAAATCCCTCATCGACCCACGTTTGAGATGTGGCAAAGAGTGGCTGCAAACAGAAATGCGCTTGTTAGGCGTAGTGTGTCCAAGTGTAATGAGCAGCTGCATGATGGAAAAAGACTTGCCTGAACGGCTGCCCCCTTCGTTAACGATGTAGCGCTTACTGGTACGCTTGTAGGCGTCCAAGTTAGCCTTGAAAACAGGCGTCACCTTAACGGTCTTGTTATGGTAGCGGTTCGCAACCGTCATCGACTATTTGATTGATGTTAACACCTACTTGCCCGCTCATGTCCAGTTCGCTTCGTTCGATGTAGCCTCGTTTCTTGCCCTTGGTTTTTAGGTAAAAGATTGTTGCAGTTGTATCTTGATCTTTAATAAGACTGTGCAATTTGTCCTCTACGAAGTCCAAAACGTAATCAGGCACAGATTCAACTTCGCGCTTATATTCTTCATCCTCCTCCATCCATCTGTAATGAGAGCCGCGACCAATACCAGCAACCTCAGCAGCTTTTGAAACAATGCCAAGGTTTTTGTACAAGGCTTCCAGCATTGCTTTTTTAGCTGCTTTTGTCCTATTTTGTTCCTGTTCAAGCGCACTCATACAACAAAACTAATACAAATCCAAATAATTATCCAAATTAATTTTCATTCACCTGCCCTTGCTGCACCTGTGATGCTGGAGGTGCTATCGGTTCTTGAACCATTGCCCGAATCTTCGCACCCAGTTCCATATCGTTCGGTGTTTCATGGATCAGGCTTACCGGGATGGTGATGCTGTGGAGTTTCATGAATAGGTGTTTTAGGAGTTTAAACATGGGGTAAAGGTACGTAAATTTCGATTTACACCATTTACACCACATTTACACCAACTTTACACCACGACAAAAAAATTGAAACGTAGAACTGGCGTGCATTTCAGAGGAAATTTACACCATTTACACCATTTACACCACTTTTTCTAAAAGATATATATAACACTATATAGTATATAAATAAATAAGTTACTATTACTATTATATAAAAAATGGTGTAAATGGTGTAAAAGTGCCTCAAACGTAGTGTGGGCGTGCGTTTGCTTTTACACCACGCATGGTGTAAATCGGTGTAAATGGTGGTAAACTATTCGTTATTTTGAATCTTTTTGGCATAAGTGCCTCGTTTAACCTGATCGAATAATTTTGCAAAAGTTTCCTTTTTCATACATATCTCAAACTTCCTGAGTGGCAATCCATGAAGTTTGCAAAGCTCTTTTGCCTGCTTATTGGTAAACTCATTTGGCAGTAAATCGTAGAAATCTTGGTCGTCCTTTGGTAGCCCTAAATTGATTTCACTGGTAATATTTCCAATTATGCGAATCGTATTTTCTGCATAATAGCGATAAAGTTTGTAAGCCTTGTTCACTATTTCCACCGTAATTTCAGGAGCAACCATGTTTTCAATAATGGCTAAAATTTGACAAAATCTTGGGAAATAAGCCGACATCTTAGCCTCAGTTCCCATTATGTATTGCTCCGCTTTGGTCTTAATTCTATCGTTTGCGTCCCTTATTAGTTGCTTAAATAATGAAGTGTAAAGTACCTTGGCTTCGTTTGTGATGTCGATTTTCTTCTTATCTACTTTATCATTGTTAAATAAATGGCCAATTTTATAAAGCATAGAAACCAAATCCTTCCATTCATTGCACATTTCTTTCTTTTTTCCAAATGGATCAACATCCTCATTTAAATAAATGTAGTCACTATCCACCATTAAGAAACGAGAGGCGAACCCGCTTTGAAGTTTGTCTTCGCTGAAAACGTTTTGTAGGCGCGTTGGCTGCGTTCCCATAAGCAAGTTAAGGTTAAGGTTAGGAACAACCCTTTCGCGCGTCTCATCGCTTCGTATTTGCGTGTGGCGGCCTCCGCTGAATGCTCTTGTAAAGAAACTTATCGAATCGTTGTTTTTCTTATATCCTCCAGCGTTCAAAATGGATTCCGCTTCATCCTGGTAAACTCCTATGCCATTCTTTTGGTGCATAGACTTTGCTATGTAACCTTCAGTTGTTCCGTCTACTGCAATGGGTATATATCTTGTAGGTCTCTTGTCGTTAAATACTTGTTTATTTAATGCTGCCTCACGTTTCTTATGCTCCCATTCTTTGACTTCATCGTTGTAAGATTTATCATAATCTTCCTCTACTTCTTTTAGCACATTTTCACACATAACTTTAAAGGCTGGTGTTTTTCCAACTGATACTGGAGCCACCATAAGCGCAAAAAGAATGTTTTTTGCATCTCCATTGAAATCAGAATAATAACGAGTGCCGGCCAAACTGCTAATAGTCCAAAGCCCTGCGGTTGCTACAAATTGAGGTGCCAGTGATCGCTCTTTACAAACATCAAGTATTGATTTCGCTATATTTTCAGGAAAAACATCCAAAGGGAATCCTGTTTGCTCTTCAGGTTCAGTTATTTCTTCCCCTTGCGCTGTTAATATCATTTTACAAATTTCAGCCACTGTATCCCAGTCGCGGTCATTCTTATAAAATAAAATAAACGAAGGAGGCAATGCCCAAACATCGTACTCTTCCTTGTTGTGCCATGATGGGAAATCAGGATAGGATCCTGAAAATAAAAGCAAACGTTTTGTTTTATAATAAACTTTG